GATTACGAGTTGTTATTGAGTTCCAATAGTAATCTGTACGCCTAACGCCTTAAACAACTTATCAGCGTTTTCAAGTGAAATGCTTTTTTCTCCTTTCTCCCAGTATTGGATAGCTCTTTTTGTAAAGCCTGCTTTTTTAGCGAGTTCGCTTTGCGAAATTCCTCTTTGTTTTCTGTTTTCTCTCAAAATTATACTAAATTCTTTAATGTGCATTGATTTCACGACCTTTTTATGTTATACTATATTTAGTGGTGAACCCCAATTCACTAACCATATACAGAAAGCGAGGTGAAATTAATATGAATCATTCATCACTTAAGAAAAGCTTAATAATAGCTATGTCTTGTATTCCGAAAGTCGAAGGTTTAGAAGAAAACAACTTGATATTAACAACTTCTGCCGGAATCATTTCAGGTAAGGTCCCGTCTGAGCAGGAAATAGACGATGAAAATTCTTTGTGCGGCGTTTTATATGAGATTTGCGATAATACTAAAGAAGAATACTTAAAAAATATTTCTTCTACAGATTCCGAACCTGTAATTGTTGGTAATGATGGTTACATAATTTTAAAAGATGTAAAAATAAGATCAACATCGTCCGACACAATCACTCATATGAATTTTATGGTTGTATTTTACGACCAAATCATCGGCGTTACTATTGGAAATATTAACTGACGTTACTTTTGTTTGCTGACTTTGTACTTGCAATACAAGGTCAGCAATTTCTTTTGATGTACCTTTTACTGTTATTTCCACTATATCACTCCTTTCCTACGCTGTTCGGCAAAGTTAGTTTCTAATAGCTTCTACGAAACAAGAAGGATTGTTAGTTCTTCCTAATAAGTAATCGGTTGAACAATTAAAAATATCAGCTAAACTCAAAAGTATATTAATGGGAATATTACCTTTTGTTTGCCAATTATAATAACTTTTACGTTCAATTTTTAACTTATTAGCAAGGTCTTCTTGTGTCATATTAGCTCTTGCTCTTTCGGCTTCAATATTTGGGTATAAAAACAGCACTAATCTCACCTCCTTTATCGTGTTAAATAGAAATACTCTTATTGCGTATCTATAAGTTGATTATATACGCAATAAGAGTATTTGTCAATATCTTTTACAAGTAAATTACGCACAAAGAATATTATAGATTTTTGTGCAATTACACTAATTGAATATTATTTTAATTATTTACTTGACATTTTTACTCATTTAGAGTATTGTATTTATAACAAACAAATCGTTTTATTGGAGGGAAAAATATGCTCGGGGAAAAACTTAGAGAACTTAGAACAGAACTTAATCTTAACATGAAACAAGCTTCTGAAAAATTAGGAATCTCATACACAACTTATGTTGGCTATGAAAAAAACGAAAGGGAACCAAACTCTGAAACTTTAATCAAATTAGCAGATTTTTATAAATGTTCTGTCGATTATTTAATAGGAAAAACTATAAGACTAAATTTTATTCCACATGAAATTGAAGAAGCTGAAATTAAATGCCCTTTGTGTGATTATGATTATGTCCATTTTATTAGAGTTTTATCGGTAAATTTTTCACAAGAAAAAAGCAGCGGAATTGCTATGGAATTTTTATGCGAGGATGGGCACAAATTTTATATTGTGGTTGAAACATACAAAGGTAATACATATATGGTAAATGTAGATGACAATAACAATATTTTAGGGTATACCTCGTTTATTAATAGTAACTCTGACAGCGAAACAAACATTCACAAAGAAAAACTAATTACTAACTATGCGGCATTGAATAATTTTGGGAAAAATAGGCTTTTCGAATATTCAAATGATTTAATATGTAGTGGCAATTATAAAAAAGATACTTACAAAATAAAAACCGCCGCCCGAAACGGAAGTTTTAATGAAACAACCGTTACGGATGACGATTTTCAAAAACTTATGGATTTGCCTGATGTTGATGACTTAAAATAAAGTTTTGGAATTGTTTGTAAACCTCTCTCTCAAGCGGAGCAGCAAGAAACTTGTTTCGCTTGTATAGCTTTTGCAAACGTTGCCAGCGGTATTCTGCCGCAATTAGGCTTATATCGCATATTTGAGATATTTCGTCAGCACTTTTGACCTCTAATCCCCACAACACACAAGCAGGAGCAAGCAAACGGCTGGCAAATACATTTGCTTCTTGCTCAATGGGATTGTCATTTGGTGAGATTTCTCGATTGATAAGTTCGTATTGTCCTACATGTCCGAGCATTATGTGCCCAAGCTCATGCGCAATAGTAAAGCGTTTCCGCTGCCGATTGCAATCTTTTCGTATAAATATGATAGGTTGATTGTTAATAACGGTGCACTTACCGTCATTGCCCTGCTCCAATTTGTCGTAATACTTTACTGCAATGCCGAGTTTGTAACACAGTTCAACAATATTAACAGGGAGTTCTCGGACGTTTTCTTTTAACAGGATTTCCCACGACATATTTCGGGACTTCTGATACTTTTTATAATCCATAAAAATCACCTCGTAACTATTATGGATTACAAAAATAAATTTACAGCAATAAAGCAATAACAAAATAAAAAAAAATCCGCCCTACCCTGCGCCAACAGGATAGAGCGGTGTACGACGCAAAGGCCATACAAGACTGTGGAAAGTCTTTAATTATTATAAGATAAATTAGCCTTTGTGTCAATAAAAAATGAATACAGAGGTGTTTTTTATGAAATGCAAGAGATGCAAAAAGACTTTGCAGTCTGATTTTAAATTCTGCCCTTGGTGCGGTTCTAAATCTGCAAATCAAAAATACTACCGCAGGCCTGACGGGCTTTATGAAAAATCAATCGTCTATGACGGCAAAAGACACATATTCAGAGCAAGAACCGAAAAAGAACTCGAAAAGAAAATTTTTGCTTATAATCCCGAAAGTGAGCAAACTAAGTCAGGTATGCCGTTCTCGGCTGTTGTGGAAGAATGGGAAGCCCATGCGTTTGAAGCTCTTGCCCAAGGTTCTGTCAAGGCATACAAGCCACGAGCAGCACGGGCCGTTGACTATTTTGGCGATGAGCCTATAACAAACATCGGACTTCGTGAAATCAACCGCTATATAGCGAAGTTTCCTAAATCTTGGGCATATAAAACCGTTAAAGCATACACATCCGTACTTAGCCTTATTTTCACTTATGCCGCACAAAATGAATATATAACAAACAATCCTTGCCAATACATACAAATAAGCAAGAATCTTAAAAGAACGCACCGCAGAGCCCCAACATACGAGGAAATCGAGATTATCAAAAATTCAATCTCTGCCCCGGGAGGATTGCTTGCGTTTTTCTTTCTCAATACAGGTGTCAGACGAGGCGAGGCATTGGCTCTTAAATGGAGCGACATAGACTTTGAAAACCATATAATACATATCACAAAGTCATTGTATCATGTAAACAATGCACCACACATAAAAGAGCCGAAGACAGAGGCAGGCAAGCGTGATGTACTGCTTACAAAAGGTCTTGAAACAGAGTTACTTAAAATCAAGGGCGAGAAAAATGAAATTGTCTTTAATTGTGACGGCGAATATTACACACAGTCACGCTTTGATAAACTTTGGAAAGACTATCAGACCGCCACAGGCCTTGCCGAACTTACTCCCCACATCGCCCGACACGGCTTTGCTACAATCTGTTTTGAGGCTAATCTGAACATAAAGGATGTTCAGGAAATTTTAGGTCACGCTCAATATTCCACTACATCAGACATCTACACTCACCTTACGCAAAAGCACAAAACAGAGGCGCTTAATAAGCTGAATACATACTTTGAAAACAACTACTAAAAGCAACAGAATTTCAACGCATTGCACAGATTTTACACAGTAAGCCGTTTTATGGCTTAAATACTGCATTTGTTAAGAGTTCAAATCTCTCCATCTCCGCCAAAAGCACTCGAGCAATCGGGTGCTTATTTTTTGTGATAAACGCTGAAAAATTGGCTTATTTGCTATGTTTTTCAACCACTCAGTCCTTGCTTTTTGAGCGAATTTCGGTATCAAACAATATCAGCTAAAATCAATAAAGTTACACAGTAAATTATGCCATAGAGAGATTTTTGTACTATCCGAACAAGTCAGTTTACTTAAATAATACTCATCCGGTTCATATTTTGAAACTGTATCAAGAACATAATCAGCAGAAACAATCATAAAATGGATTAATTTATCATCGTCCATAAAACCACCTGCTTGTTCTTTAATTCATTTTATATATGGTGAATCAATAACTTAAAAAAGACTGATTTGGAAATTCTTTTCAGACTTGTTGCCATTCACCTGCAATAAATTTAAAACGCATTTCTTCCGTTGAACGGCAATAACTTTCCACATCCGCCCATCTGATTGAAAACAATTCCATTTCATTATTTTCAAGAATAACTGTTAAACCGTCAAAATCATCACTTACAGATTTTATATTTAAACCGTAACTGTTTATATTTTTTTAAATATCCCATTATTTGTCTGTTAATATTATAGTAATAAACTTTATAATTACTTAGCTTAAAAAATATGCCAAAACATAATTTAAGTATCCGTACTAAACAAATGTATTTACTTCTGTTCGCCTGCATTGCGGACAACGGGCATTTTATCAAAATCATAGTATGAGAGTTCGTCTATTCCGTTTAAAAATGCGTGACAGCCGTTTACTATCATAAGATTGGTCTGCTCAATATTATAGCAACACACTATTACTTTTTTGCCTGTCGCATAGGCATATCCGCACTCCCACGCAGTTCCGCTGTCGGAGTACATTCCGCCGTAAAGCAACACAACCGCATCGCAATAGTCAATTCCGCCTTTGTCAATTTTAAAAATTTCCTCTGCCCATTCTGCATTGGTAAGGCTTTCCCTGTTCTCAACATCGTGCTCCATAGGTACAAAAACTTCGTGACCTTTTGCTTTAAGAATTTCAACCGCACGGTGAATATTTGCAATTTCGTTATCGTTAAAAAACGGTGATGCAAGGTAAATCTTCATATTAAAATCTCCTAAAAAATATTAAAAACATTATCGGTATGGTAATCGCCGCCATTGCCTGCGACACAAGAGCAAGGCTTGCGCCTGTTTGCGGACTTTCTCCGTATGCCGATGAAATTATAACGGTGTTAAGTCCTAACGGCATTGCATTTGCACAGAGTGCGGCAAAAACT